AAAAGAGAATGAATGGGACACCGACAGTTTACATTTCATGCGTTGGGATTGGATTCTAAGTGAAATGATTTGGTCCTTTGAACAACAACTCAAAGATGATGATGAAGCAGAATTCTTTGACCATTCAGAATGTGGCGATGAAAAATTTCCATGGAATAAAGATGGTCAGTATGTAAGTAAAATAAAAATGAACAAAGAAGGTTTAGAGGCACACCAGAAACGTAAAGCAAATGGCTTTAAATTATTTGGTAGATATTATCAAGCATTGTGGGACTAAAATGATACCTTATTATTACCTTTGGCAGGCCAAGAGATTATTGGCTGGTGCTAAGAAAACTATTGAATTGATGGATGACCCCGACAATTATATGTTAGAGGCACAGAAAGATATGCTTGAATTGGAAGTGGAACATTTTCGTGAACAATCAGCAAAGTTTACCATTTTTCTATTGACCTTGGCAGTATTCTGTGTTAGCCTAACATATCTTATTGATAAAGGAATATTTGATGTTCACAAAATTTTTGGATAAAATCAAAGCAATTAACTTTGCTGGTTATTTTTTTGGTGTTATTATCGGCAGCTTCATTGTTGCTGCCGTGGCATTCTTTATGGAGAATCCGCCATTAACAGAATACAAAGGTGGTATTCAAAACCATTTAGTGTGGAATATTAAAGGCGAATGTTACTTTGTAAGACCTGCCACTAATACAGTATATCTCATCCGAGTAGAGGACTGCGACAAGGGAAACAAATGACAAATAAAGATTTTAAATTAAGTAAAGAAACCAAGCGGATTCTTTCAAGCCTACCTACTAGTAAGCGTGGTCATTGGAAAGGTATGATGATTCAAGCTGAAGTAGCAGAAAAAAATGCCAAGTTGGCTAAAATTCGTGAACCTAAAGGAGAAGCATAATGTCGTTATTTGTTGAAGTGAATGATGTAGAAAAAGGTTGTCAAGTTATTATTAATTTAGATACGGTAATGGAAATTGCTCCTTTACGCACAGGTGGTTGTGAAATTGCTTTTCCTGACCAAGCATCGGTTGGCGGTAAGCGTACCATTAAAGTAACAGATTCTTATGCAATGTTCAAACAATTAGCTTTGCAAGTTGTTTCTGCTGAAGATATTGCTAAAGTGAATGGTCGCATTGCAGCTGGTAAGAAAGAAAAACCACCAGTTGATGATGTATTGGCGTCCATTCCAAAACTATGAGTAAATTCAAGTTAATATGTGAAGATGAGGCTATCCCTTTTGGGGGTGCTTCAAAAATCATTCAAGAATTTGATACAGATGATTTGGTTTTTATTCTTGGGAATATGACCAAATTCTTACAGATAGCAGGTTATCTTGATAAAAGTAAGTACCTTTCACTTGAAAGAACTGTTAATTTGGATATTCTTGAAGAAGATTTAGATGAATATACTGAAAAGTTATTCACAGGAACACCAGTCCCAAAAGAATAAATAAAGGGATAATCTTCAACCCTTTATTAGGATTCTCATGTTTATACTCGTTATTGATCCGGATTTTCTCTCATTAGACTGGTGCCTGCGATGTGTTGCTTATGGCCATACAGTCAAAGTATATTCTAAAGGCTCTAGATCCTCACATATTGGAAAAGGATTAGTAGATAAAATCACCAATTGGAAACCATATATGGAAGTTGCCGACCTCATTATGGTTGCGGATAATTTGATGTTTATGGATGAAATTGATGAATATATCAAAAAAGGTTATCCAATTTTTGGACCAGGTAAAAGAGCAGCAAAATTAGAAATTGACCGTATGTATGGCCAAGGTTTGATTGAGAAAATTGCTGATGCTGTTATTCCTGCCGTAGAATTTAATAGTTATGACACAGCAATTAATTACATTAAACAAAATCCTGGACGTTATGTAAGTAAACCTTCCACCGAAGAAGCAGACAAAACATTAACCTACGTCGCAAAAGATGAAGCAGATTTAATTGGCTTTCTTTCTAAAAGAAAATCACAAGGTAAAAAAGCTGACAAGTTTATTCTACAGCAGTTTAGAAAAGGTACTGAATTTGCTGTTACGGGAATATTTGGACCCGGTGGATGGTCCAAAATTTGGTTTGAAGGTTTTGAACATAAAAAACTCATGGCTGATGAACTTGGTGTAGCCACCGGAGAAACAGGTACCGTTGTATACGCTACTAAAGAATCTAAACTTGCTGATATTCTATTGAAACCTTTAGCTGATGAGTTACATAAAATCCAATATTGTGGATTCTTAGATGTAAACTGCATGGTAGATGAGAAAACTGGAACTCCTTGGTTCATGGAATTCACAGCTCGTGCAGGATATCCAATGTGGAGTATTATCACTTCATTAATTACCAATGAAGATCCGGCTCAATGGTTCTTAGATTGTATAAAAGGTCAAGATACCCTAGAAGTACAAGTAGGAAAAGTTGCAACTGGCGTGGTCATCTTTAACTCAGACTTTCCATGGAATAAAAAAGATGAAGAAGATTATTTGGATTTCCCAATTTTTATTGATGATATTGATGTAAATGATTTACATCCAGCTGAAGTCAAACTCACCAAAACTTGCAAAATGGTTAATGGTGAATTAGATGAAAATTGTTATGAATGGGGAACAGCAGGAACATTTTTGGTTGTTTGTACCGGTGTAGGTGATACTGTATCAGAATCAAAAGATAAAGCATATAAAGTGGTAAAACAGGTGAAAGTTGGTAATGATTCAGGATACCGATTAGATATTGGTAATAAATGTGAAAAGTTTCTCAAGGAATTACACAAGTTTGGGTATGCTAAGAAGTTAAAGTTTTAATTTAACTTTTTGCAAGTCCAACCTTTATAATGATTGAAAAGATTTTCGCCTCGGCCAATTGAGCACATTATACCTTTGTTCAGATTGTTATCTCGGCAAAATTTACTCATGTTTTCAATTATAGAAATATTACCAGAAGGATCAGTTACTTCATAACATTTCTTATACAGATTAGCGTATAGGTCTCTTTGATGTTGGTAGATTATTACTGGATTGGTTTTTCTAAACTCAATCATAGATTCACTTTTCCATTTCTTCCATTCGTCAGTATGCTTAAACTTTTTGTTTTCTGTTGAAACATTCTCTTTAATCATCTTGTATGTTCTAGAAGATATCCTATCATGCTGCTTGAGATGGCACATAAACCAAATAGCGTTCCACATTTTTGATTTGGCTATACCAATAGAACATCTAGCCAAACAAAGGTGAGCAACCAGGTGCTCTCGAGCAGTTAGGTATACCAAGTTATTTTTTGCGTTGGAACCACCTAGTGATTCTGGTATAATGTGGTGTTCTTCGGTATAGACTGGTGATGTTTTCCTAGTCCATCCACGAGAAATGGCTGTGGTAATGATGTTATCATACCATCGTTTATACTTGTTTTCTTTGAAATAAATACTTGACATAAGCTGTGTTTCCTGTTAAAATATGAACATAGAGTAGGTAGATGTTGCAAGCATCGTGACCTACACTTATTTATATAATGAGGAGTTTTAAAATTAATATCTTTTTTTTAGATAAAAATCCCACAAAATGTGCCGAAATGCACGTGGATCGTCACGTAACCAAAATGGTTTTAGAATATGCTCAACTACTTTCTACTGCTCATCGTGTGCTCGATGGCGTTCTTACTGTTGGTCTATCACAGTCTGGTCGCAAACGGCAACAATACATTCTCAATAGTGACTTGGAGTCTATTCTTTATTCCGCTACTCATGTCAATCATCCTTCTGCGGTGTGGTGCAGACAATCTTCTGCAAACTATATGTGGCTGGCTGAACTACTAGAAGAATGTTGCAAAGAATATACCTATCGCTATGGCAAAGTCCACAAAGTAGAAGCAAGTGGTCTAATGCAAACATTGAAGAATAACTTTCCAAAAAATATTGCAGACAAACCATTTACTGAACCTACACCTGCCATGCCTGACGAATGTAAAGTTCCTGGTGACCCATTAAAATCATATCATAATTACTATGTGATGAATAAACAACATTTGTGGTCATGGAAAGGTAAGATAAATAGTAGGAATAGACCAAAATGGTTTAATGAAATGATGATGCAAAAACTACATGATACCAACCAAGAATTAGGATTGACTTATTAATGCCAACATATACATTTGTTAATACAAATACTAAAGAGGTAGAAGAACATCGTATGTCATATACGGTTCTCGACCAATTCAAGCTTGATAATCCCCATTTAGAACAACATATTTTTGCCGAGAACTTTCCAGTTTATTCTGATGGTTCTCGTTTATCCGTTCCTGGAATGGGTAAAGCAGATTCAACTTTTGAGAAGTATGTGATTAATCGTATCAAAGAATCGGTACCGGGCAATACTATTAAATCCGGCCACAAAACTAAGATGCAAAGAGAATGGTAATAAATCCTATTTCTTCCACAATTCTGTATTACGAAGGAGTTAAACTTGATGACAAAGTTGCCCCCGTAGAAAAAATTCCCAAATTATATAATAATAATAATAAAAGGGAGATTTATGAGCAAAAAAAGAGGAATGTCCAAACAGCAGCGGTTGTATTACGAATATCAGAACAAGGACAGAATTAGAGAACAATTACAAGAAATTGCTAAGCAAGAACAAGAAATACATAACCGAGATGCACGCAAATCATATAACCCACATGAGAACTCATACTTTACATAATGACATTCAACTATTGCCCACCTAAATCATTACCAGATTTAAAATCAGAAACATTCCCCGATGGAAAAAGATATTACACACTAGAAGATGGTACTAGATTACCATCGGTAACTACTGTGCTTGGCGCCCAAAAGAAAGAAGCCATTATGAAATGGCGTAAGCGTGTTGGTGAAGAAGAAGCCAATCGTGTGTCAAAGAAAGCAACCAGTCGTGGTACAGGTGTGCATACATTGTGTGAATACTACTTAAATAATGAAACAAACCTAAGTCAAAAAGAAGGCGTTAGACCTGATGCCTTTGAAATGTTTGTATCATTAAAACCATTACTCAATCGTATTAACAATATTCATTACCAAGAGTGTGCCTTGTGGTCTAAACAATTAGGCATGGCAGGTCGTGTAGATTGTATTGGTGAGTTTGATGGTGTATTATCAGTAATTGATTTTAAAACATCTAAACGAATTAAACAGAGTGAAGATATTGAAGATTATTATTGGCAAACTGCAGCATATTCTTTGATGTATGAAGAAATGATTGGCACACCAATTGATAATCTAGTAATCATTATGGCAGTAGAAGATGAACAACCATTATTGTTCAAACAAAAAACACAAGACCATATTGAAG